GTTAGCTACATCAACCAAAGGTGACGACGATGAAAGACACAATTCTATGCCTGTGCGACCTGACGGGCGTCATGGCGCAGCCCTGGATCAGGGCGGGCTACCGCGCGATCTTGGTGGATCCGCAGCATGATGGCGGGGTGAGTGAGCGGGATGGCGTGATTCGGGTCGGGCATGTGATTGACCATCCCGAGACGTGGCGGGTGATTCGCGAGAACGCTGACCGCATTGCCTTCGTGGCTGCCTTTCCGCCCTGTACCGACCTTGCTGTGTCTGGGTCGCGATGGTTTAAGGCGAAAGAGGCTGCTGATCCTGCGTATCAGTTCAAGGCCATGCAGGTCGTGTGGCAGTGCCACAACATCGCAGAGATGGTAGGCGCTCCGTATTTTATTGAGAATCCAGTGAGCCGCATCAGTACGCTGTGGCGCAAGCCGGACTACTCATTCCACCCATGGCACTTCAGTTGGTTCGAGTGGGAGGATAATTACGCAAAGGCCACGAAACTTTGGGTTGGAGGGGGGGTTTGTGATGCCTGCCAAAAAGGCGCGAGAGAAGGTTGATCTGGCAGTCGAGTCTGTAAGGTATGTGACAGGAAAGACGCCATCCAGCCTTTTGGGGCTTGAGGGAATGTTCCAAGAAGCTGAGTTCAGGGATCTTTTAAAGTGGTATCCCAGTGACCGCATACATAAGTGCGCGCCCGGGCCGGATCGAGCAAACATTCGCAGCGCCACCCCGCGCGGCTTCGCCCAAGCGGTGTTCGAGGCTAACGGTAAAGCGTTGTGACCTACTGCCCTGCCTGCCACTACACCCAGGCGCACCCAGTAACTAGGCGTTGCCTTCGGTGTGGCGGGGCAACACATTGTCCATTGAGGAGGGCTTTAGATGATCTACGTAGACTGGTGCCGCCAGCACGGGGCCGTAAAGACGGGGTATGACTACCGCTGCCCGATCTGCGGGTGCGGGACATTCAAGGCGAAGAAGGCTGAGGAGAAGAAAGATGGCGCGTAAGCTCAACGAGTGGGACGTGGTGGAGATCGACGGCAAGCGCGGGATTGTGGTGGGTGCGCCATCCGGCCCGACGCGAGTCCACACCATATGCTTCGGTGCCGATCACTACATGGCGCGGTATGACATGGATGGGGTGCGGTATGAGTTCCGCGCGACGCCGGAGATGGTGCTGAAGCTGATCAATGCGAGCGAGGTGGTGTGATGAAGAAGCGCAGCCGCAAGCAAGTGGACGACGCCATCTCCCGCACGAAGCGCCAGGCTCGCCTAGTGACCATCAGGGGGTGGGATAGCGAGGAGGAGGCGACGGGGTTCTATGGGCGTTTCTCCTTCCACCCCACCATTCCCGACCACAAGCGCGTGGCCATCCACGACTACATCGTGATGACGCCTGCTCGCTGGGAGATCGAGGCGCATATCCACCTAAAGTTCGCCAATGGCGAGAGTCGCGTGGATGTGTGGGAGGGGGTGACGGAGCAGGCTATTACCGCCCCCGACACGCTGGAGGTGCGCAAGCTGGTGAGAGAGGAGGCTTGCCGCAAGATCAACCCGCGATTCATCCAGGATGTCGCGTACAAAATGAGGCTGGCGAGATGATCACTCTTATACTACTCTACTTGTGCATACTAGCTTCTGTTGGCGTGATGGCGCTTGCTGACCTGTACTGGGCGCACAAGTGGGACAAGGAGAGGCGAGATGGCAAACGGGACTGAGTTCGATATGTTCTTGCGCGGGATTCGGGTGCATGTGGTGGTGGATCACTACCGCCCACCTGGGATTGATTGGTCGCCGGAGGAGTTCGAATGGCACCTTGAGGCGCTGAATGGCCACCGACTGACGGTGATGGAAGGCAAGTTGGATCAGGATGATGAGCGAGCAGTATTCGACCGATACGTAAAGGAGATGGGATCATGAGCGACAAGATCAACAATGCAGATGCTTTGGCATACGGCGAGATTGAGCGGGTTGGCGAGATTATGCGTCAGTGTGGCGGCTTCACTAAGCGAGAGGCGTTTTCTGCGCTGATGAATCACGAAACGGATTCGTTCCAGCTCGATGATGTCGACTCGTTAAGCGAGTTCATTGGCAGGTCTATCGACCTGACGAGCGTGAGCGATGTCCTGAAGGCTTCGTTGGAGGCGGAATCAAAGGTTCGGGTTATGCGTGCCGACGCCCTCCTTGCCGAGCTGGAGCGCACCAAATGACCACCACAACACGAAAGGATGTCGAGCAGGGCGTGATGGCCCTGCAGTCCCTCGCGATGGAATGCGCGAAGCGGCACACGATCCACATTGACGTGAAGTACCGCGCGGCGCGGGATGAGGTGGTAGTGATGGCTTCCCTCCCCTCCGACAGCATGAGCGGGGAGCGTTACGCGCAGGCGGTGCCGCTGAGGGAGTGGTGCAGCACGCCGGTCAACCTGGCGGATGCGGTGGAGCAGTTGGCGAAAGTGCGCAAGGATCTGATTGCGCTGCACATGGATCAAATTGAGGGGGTGGAGTGATGGATACGAAGCGAAGCGAAGTTCTGGATCGGCTGGCGCGTGGTCGTGACAAATGGTTTGTGAGCGTGGAGGAGGTGCTGCCCAGGTGGCTTGGTTTCGTCGCATTCCTTGAGCCGCTTCTGCCTGGAGAGGCGATTAAGGTTGTAATCCCTGGGGCTGTTGGCGAGGAGTATATCTACGAGTCGAGCTGGAGGAAGCGCCGCATCGAGCTTGGCCTTGAGAAGCGCCCCGAGCCTGTCGTGACGCCGGAAGAGGATGATGCGTGGAATGAGAAGCGCATGGATGCTATTGGCATAAACGGAGGGGAAGCGCTGCACTACGGGATGACGCCGGTAGAAGCGGTTGAGTGGTCGGGGCAGGATACTGGCGCGCACTATCGCTACTCATACCGCGCCAAGGTGACGCAGGCTGACGCTGATCGCGGGCACGTGGACGTGAAGCTCGACCCTTACCGCATCTGCGAAATCTACCAGGTAGGCGGCGGGCCGCGCGAGCACATTGTGAAGAAGGGGTTGCGCGGGCTGCGCAAGGGCGATACGGAGCGGGGGCTTATCAAGCAGTTGCGTGATGCGCTTGATCGCTGGGAAGAGATGCTTGACGAAGATGAGGGTAAATAATGGCGCAGCTAACCGACAACCACCGCATCTACGCCAGTCTGATGCACGATGACGCCATTCCGGCCATCCTCGCCATTGGCCCCGCTGGATCGCTCAAGACCTTCACGGCGGTCAAGGCATTCGTGAAGATGACGCAGGACAAGGAGAAGCGGCGCTTGGTGCTAATGAAGCCCAACATCAGCTTCTTTGAGACGTTGGGGCTGGTGCCTGGCACGCTGGACGAGAAGCTGTCGCCATGGCTGCGCAGTCTGACCGACATCTTCAAGCAGCTAGGCGTGAAGCCTGATCAGGTGGTGGAGTGGCAGACGGAGGGTATGATCGAGTGCATCGCGCTTGAGCACATCCAAGGGCTGACATTCAGCGACGCGGTGGTGGTCGTGGATGAGGTCGAGAACATGACCTATGACCAGCTCCTAATGATCCTCAAGCGGATGGGGCCGAACTCCAAGCTGGTCTTCACTGGCGACATCAAGCAGACTTCCGATAAGGTGGTGAATGGAGGGCTGGGGGAGCTGGTGCAGATGATTCGCGCCACTGGCCACCCGATGCGCATTGTCGAGATGACCGACCAAGACTCGCTTCGCAGCCCGCTGGTGAGTGCCACGCTGGCGTGTGACGAGAAGTGGCAAGAGATGAAGCGCCGTGGCGACGCCTAGCCCCTGCGTGAATCGCTGTACCACTGGCCTCGGTGATGACGTATGCCGAGGCTGTGGGCGAACATGGGAGCAGGTGCGGGATTGGCCTGCATGACTGACGATCAGCGGCGCGAGGTGGTGGCGTCACTGGATGGAGGTGAGCGGCATGTCTGTTTCGAAGAAGGTGCGCAGGGCTGCGGTGGAGGAGGAGGCGATTGGTGGCCACGATGAGCCGTGCCAGCCTGGACGTTGGGTGCAGGCGAACGGCAAGCCCAAGGATGCGGCCATGTTTGGCAAGACGATGTATCAGGCGACAAGCGGTACGGATGAGGATGTGGCGCAGGACGTTCGTTATGCCGCGCTGACATTCTCGGAGTGGTGGGCAAAGGCGAGGGCGATGCGATGACTGATGCTGAATGGGGGCATTGCGAGCGCATGGCGGATGAGGGTGAGGCCGTCATGGAGATCGAGGTAGGCGATGAGGAGGTGGCGGCAATCACGGCCAATGCCATCCTGAGCAAATTAACACTTGCGCGTCACAGCGACGTGACGTAAGGTAGGGTTATTCAACAGGGCAGCGCATCTACGCAACACGCCATACCGGACAAGCCCTTCTGCTCGCGTCCCCAGCGGTCTCCTTGGGGTAGTGGATGGCGTGCCGAGCCAATGCGTTAGACACGGGTGTGCGCGGGGACGAATTCGCGGCAGCCGCATCGAGGTGACCTGGTCTCAGTCGTGGCAGGTGACAGCCGGAGAGACGGCACTTAGGGCCGGTCGCATAGAGGCCGAGTGCAGGCGGCTCATAACCGCTCGGATATTTCCCATCACTGGTTCGAATCCAGTTCGGCCCACCATATTCCCTGGCCACCTGACCGCCTTATCAGGTGCTTTATCCTCGCCAAGTGCGGGGATTTTTTTGATCTGTCGGAAGGGTGACGGTATACTGCTGCGGTAGCCGTGTAGGCACCCATATTGAGCCAGCGGACGCGCTGGAAGTCGTGCACCTTGTACCGCTGCTTGCAAGTGCGGGACGCGCATCGCAGGAATGGCGGGTTACTCGGGCCTCGGTCGCCGCCCACTGCTCGCAAGAGTTCGCCCATGGCGACGCAAGAGTGTCGAGCCTTCGCTTCGGCGGGCAGAATCCTCATCCTCACGGGTGGGGATTTTTTTTTGCGCTGCATACTGGCGCGATGGGGAGGCATGCACTAGGCTGGAGGTATGGCAGCACCGGATTCTTCCGCAAGGAACTGGGGGTGATACAGCCTATCGAAACAAGCGGGTGCGACGCCGTGAGGCGACAGCGCATACTAGACGCCAGGATCAGCCTGGCGTTGTTGTGTCTGGAGGGCAGAAAACCGCTTGACGGCCAATTGGGATATTGGGGGTTGCCTAACTGCCATTTGGAGGGTAGTATTCGCCTATATCCATTCCAATTGGGGGCCGCATGGATGTTTTGGATGTTGCAAAAGACCGCTTGAGATACATGCCTGACGGGTCGCTTTGGTGGTTGTCAGCAGGGACAAGGGCAGACCTTAACGGCGCGAGGGCTGGGAGCGTTAGTAGTACGGATGGGTATAGGTATATAAAGGTAAGCCAAAAAAGAATCCCTGCACACAGGATAGTTTTCTATATTCATCATGGGTATGTGCCAAAAGAAATAGACCACATAAATAGGGATAGAGACGACAACCGAATAGAGAACTTGCGTGACGCCAAGCGTCAAGAGAACTCAAGGAATCAGTCTTTGCAGAAGAGGGCCAAGACCTCAAGATACAAAGGGGTCTGCTGGGATAAGAGTAAGGGCAAGTGGATGGCGTCAACCAAGGTATCAAAGAAGGGTGTATTTTTGGGCAGGTTTGACACCGAGGAGGATGCTGCTCTGGCATACAATAGGTACGCGAAAGAGAATTTCGGTGATTACGCTTCACTTAACGAGGTGAACTATGAGTAGCGAATGGAAGGATGGTCTGCCTCCGGTGGGGGCGATGGTGGAGGTAAGGCATTTCGGCACGTGGGAGAGGGCGGAGATAGTTGCGCGAGTTTCCGGCCCTACTGGCGAGCAGGCGGTTTGGCAGCTGATTGGGTTTAACGAGTGGGCCAGCTGCTATGAAGGTGGCGCTCGCCCCATCCGCTCCGAGCGCGAGAAGGCGGTGGAGGAGATGATGCAAGAGGCTGGTTATAGCGACAGCGATTGCTATGTGTCTGATTATCATGTCGTCGCGCTGGTGGTTGAGGCCATCTACGACGCAGGCTATCGCAAGACGGAGGGGGAGTGATGACTGAGGTGCTGTTCGACGTGATCGTCGGCGGCTTTGCCTTGATTATGATGTTCAGGGCGCTGCTCGACTGACTGATGCCCCGCCATGTGCGGGGTTTCTTGTGGGCGTGGTATAATGTAGGCGTGATAAGGAGGGTGTGATGGCAGCGAAAAACGACGTGACAGGCGACCGGATCGCGAGCAAGGCGAACAGCCAGGCGTATCGGGATTCGTATGAGGCGATCTTTGGGAAGAAGAAGGCCAAGACGGAGAGCCTTCATGGCGAGTATTCCGTGAAGACGGATGAGAATGGGATGGTTCGGATCAGCGCTGGAAAGATGGAGGAGCGGCATAGTGATGACGATCAAAAAAGGTAATCTCTACGTCGCAATGGAAATAAAGCGCCTATGGCTGGTTAAGCTGGTCTTCTTGGTGCTGCACAAGGTTGCTCGCATGGGCGAGCGCAAGTCGGCGTCATGGGCGTTCAAGCTGATGTCGGTGAAGGCTGGGGCGGTGGGAGTGCGCGACGGGGATGGCAAGCAATGACCACACAAGACAAAATCAACGAGATCGTGCGTCTTCTGGATCGGGCGCAGCAGTTGCTCGACGAGGCGTATGCTGACCATTGCGAGAAGTCGCTCGACATGGTCGATTCCGACAACCCGCATGTTGGTTCTGACGTCAACCGATTCTTCGAGATGGCGGGTCTGTCGATAGAGGAAGCGCAAAACGTATCTGGCGCGATCAAGATGGATGTTGGCGGGGTCGACGAACCAGACACCATGCGACCGCTGAAGGGGTGATGCCCAATCGGCTCAGTGCCGGGCGGGGAGTGATTCGAATGTGAGGGCTAATCGGCTCAAGGAGGGCGCTGGGATGAAAGCAGTGATGACGGTGTGCGTATACCTGCTGATTGGCGGGGTACTTGCTGGCGGGGTGAATGAGTCGACTCGGGGTGATGGCGAGAAGCTGTCCGATGAGTCGCTGATGTTCGTGGCTGTCGCCTGGCCAGCAGTGATCGGCATGGCGTTGGGCAGTATCACGTATTCTAGGGGTGCGGAGCGATGAGTGAGATATCAAAAGGGCCGTGGAGGTTTAACGGACTAAAGGACGATTTCACGGAAGACGACCAAGTGATAGTTGCCGCAGATGGCGAGGTTGTCTTGGGGTGTACTGAGTTCATGTGTGCCAGCGAGGATGATTTGCGCCTCATGTCGTGCGCCTATGAGCTTGCTCAGGTCGCTCTGAAGCTGCATGGCGCGCTCGCCAAGGCTGGCAGTAGGGCTGAGGGCGACAGGGTGGCGCTGGAATCCATTCTTGATAAGGCGGGCATTAGCTATGAGTGACGGGAAGAAGCTGGGGCGGCCAAGCGGGTACACTGAGACCGTCCAGCAGATGGCCGATGACTACGTGGTGAATCACGAGGAGTTGCAAGGCGACCTGGTGCCAAGCCACGCGGGGCTGTGCTGCTACTTGGGCATCAGCCGCGAATGTGGGTATGAGTGGGGGCGCAATTTCGTATCGTTCTCTGACACGCTAAGGGCGATTTCGGTAAAACAAGAGAATAAGTTGATCAATGGGGCGCTTGGCAACGCCTATAACTCGACCATTGCGAAGCTGATGCTGGCCAATCATGGGTACAGCGAGAAGCAGGACGTGAATCATACGTCGAGCGATGGCAGCATGACGCCCCCGCCCACTCGAATCGAGCTAGTAGGCAAAGAATGACAACAGCCCAGGTGCAGATTCCCCCCAAGCTCATCCCCATCTTCACCAAGCCCAATGTGCGCTATCGTGGGGCGAAGGGTGGGCGCGGGTCGGGCAAGACTCGCACCTTTGCGCTGATGTCGGCTATCTATGGCTACCAGCATGGCAGCGTGGGCGGGAGTGGCGTGATCCTCTGCGGGCGCGAGTACATGAACAGCCTGGAGGAGTCGTCGCTGGAGGAGGTGAAGTCCGCCATCCGCTCGCTCGACTGGCTTGAGGCGTACTATGAGATTGGCGAGAAGTACGTGCGGTCGAAGGATGGGCGCATCCGGTATGTGTTCGCTGGTCTTCGCCACAACCTCGACAGCATTAAGTCCAAGGCCAAGATCATCCTTGCGTGGATTGATGAGGCGGAGAGTGTCAGCGAGGTGGCGTGGTCTAAGCTTCTGCCTACCGTGCGCGAGGAAGGGTCTGAGGTCTACGTGACGTGGAACCCCGAATCGCCCGAGAGCGCCACTCACAAGCGGTTTGGTAATGCGGATGGGCCTGAGTACGCCATCGTCGATATGCAGTATTGGGACAATCCCTGGTTCCCCGATGTGCTTGAGCTTGAGCGCCAGCAGGATCAGATGCGTCTCGACCCCCAGCGTTACGCCTGGATATGGGAAGGGGCGTTCCTTGAGAACAGCGACAAGCAGGTGCTGGCGGGCAAGTATCGCGTGGCGGAGTTCGAGCCAAGCGCGGGGTGGCACGGCCCTTATCACGGCATGGACTTTGGCTTCGCCCAAGACCCGACCACGGCGGTACGCTGCTGGATTCATGCGGATAGGCTGTACATCGAGAGTGACTGCGGGAAGGTGGGGCTTGAGCTGGATCAGACGGCGGAGTTCGTGAAGCGCTACATGCCTGACATCGACCGCCATAAGGTGCGCGCTGACTGCGCCCGCCCCGAGTCCATCAGCTACCTCAAGCGTCACGGCGTCCCTGCCATTGAAGGCGCGCCCAAGTGGGCTGGCAGCGTAGAGGACGGCATTGAGCACCTGCGCAGCTATGCAGAGATCGTGATTCATCCGCGCTGCACGGGTACAATCAAGGAAGCCAGACTTTACAGCTACAAGACTGATCGCCTGACGGGTGATGTGCTGCCGAAGGTCGAGGATGATCACAACCACTACATTGATGCCATCCGGTACGCACTGGCACCGCTGATCAAAGGCAAGGGCCGTGGCGGAATGAGACGAATTGGAGGACTGGCCTAATGGCTGTCACGCATAAGCACGAACTGTATGAGGCCATGGAGGCTGACTGGCAGATGATGACGGACTCGCTGAAAGGCGAGAGCGCCATCAAAGACGGCGGCACTGTATACCTGCCCATGACGGCGGCGATGCTGGAAGTGGCGCAGATGGAGAAGCTGTACTCTGCCCGCATCCGCGCATTCTCCGACGATCCGTCCGTTCCGCCCCCTCCGGTCAGCATGGGTCAGTCGCTGAGCATGTACAACTCCTACGCCGTGCGCGCTGAGTACCCGCTGTGGGTGAAGGACAGCCTGCGGACGATGATGGGGCTGGTGTCACGTCAGGAGCCTGAGGTGGCATTGCCGCGCCGCATGGAGTCGATGCTTGAGGTGGCCACGTCTGATGGATTCGACCTACATCAACTCTACCTGCGCATTGTCCGCGCACTGCTGAGCAAAGGCCGCGCCCCACTGGTGGGTGACTTCGACGCATCCGGCCTACCCTACATCGCCACGTACACTGCCGAGAGCGCGATCAACTGGCGCATGGCTGAGCTGAATGGCCGCAGCGACCTGGTGTTGGCCGTGTTCGAGGAAGAGCGTGACACGGGCGAAGGGGATGAGTTCGCGCCCAAGTTCGAGACCGTTTACCGCGTGCTCGATATCATGGAGGGGGCGTATCGCGTCCGCGTCATGCGCAACAATGGTGAGCTGCTGGAGGAGGAGTATCCAGGGCTGGTGGGTGGCACTCGTGGTCGTGGCCTGGCATTCCTCCCCGTCGTCTACGCTGGCACCACCGATAACGACCCGAATCCTGATGAGATCCCGCTGCTCACGATGGCCAAGGCGGCGCTGATCTACTACCGCATGAGCGCGGACTACTACCAGTCGATGCACCATACCGCCCACCCGCAGCCGGTGATTAGCGGTATTGGCGATGCGGACATCCGCGTAACGGGGCCGATGGCTGCGTGGACGCTGGAAGACCCGCAATCCAAGGCGTACTACCTTGAGTTCTCGGGCGCATCCATCGACGCCTTGAGGCAGAGCATGGTGGATCAGCGCCAGTCCGCTGCTGAGGCTGGGGCGAAGGTGATTGACACTGGCTCGCAAGAATCCGGAGAGTCCCGCACTGCCCGTCAGGCCGATCAGCACTCCACCCTGTACAGCTTGTGCGTCACTGCTGGCCAAGCACTGCAACAGATGCTGCGCTACCTGGGTGAGTTGATGGGCATGTCTCCGGCGGAGGTGGCAGAGATTACGTTCAAGGTTGAGCCGAAGTTCACGCCGGAAGACGTGGATGCCGCCATGCTCAAAGTCCTGTCCGACATCGTGTCCGCTGGCCATGAGCCGCGCGAAATTCTGCACGACGCCATGCGCAAGGCTGGCTTCACCGAGATGACGGATGAAGAGCTGGATGCACTGATTGTGACTACAGGGGAATAAGCATGAGCAATGCGACAGAAGTATTTATCGACTGCGAGTTCAATAGCTTTCAGGGCAAGCTAATCAGCATGGCGCTGGTTGGAATTGATGGGCGCGAGATGTATTGCTGCGTTCCGATGGAAGATGAGGTTGATGGATGGGTGGCCGAGAACGTCATGCCCATCATTGCAGAGAAGAGCGAGCCGGAGTATGTCGAGCTGGATCGCCTGCCGTATCGCATCGCTGAGTTTCTGTCGGAATACGACGCAGTTCACTTGGTGGCTGACTGGCCTGATGACGTGCGCCACTTCTGTGATCAGCTCATTACGGGGCCAGGCTATCGCGTAGATACGCCGCCCCTCACCATGGAGATTCGCCGCGACCTCGACGCTGAGTCGCTTGTTCCCCATAACGCGCTACATGATGCGCGAGGAATCCGTGACCTGTATCTTTCATTGATCAGCGGGTGACGCATGGCTGACGAGAACATCGAAGCGGCGCAGCAGAAACTATACGACGCCATCCTCATGCACGCCCTCGACCTGGAGCGCACCAATCGGGGGCTGGTGTTCGACATGAAAGATCATGTCACCCAGTCGGCTGTGTCACTCGGCACGAAGCTGTCTGAGCGGCTGGAGGGGCTGACTGACGGCGAGCTTCAGCGCTTGGCGCGCTATCGGGTGGGTAGCACCACGAAGGGGCTGCCATCTCGCGTGGTGGGTGTAATCAACGTCATTGACGCATGGTCTGAGGCATTCGACGCATCCACCTTGGCGCTGTGGGAGGCTGAAGCTCCCGAGTTCATGCAGACGGAGATGGACTTCGCGCGGGATAGCCTGGATGCCGTGATGGTGGGAGAAGTGGGTGCGGTGGGTGTGAGTGCCGCTGCGGCGTACAAGGAGGCGATGGCGTCCCCGATGCTAGGGTCATTCTTCGAGGAGGATTTGGCCAACGCCACGGCCTACTCCAAGACCATCGTATACAACACGATCCGCGAAGGCATCACCAATGGCGAGACGACGCCTGCCATCGTCAAGTCTATCGTCGGCACCAAGTCGCTCCAGTACAAGGATGGCACGATCAACACGACGCGCAATAGCGTCACATCTCTAGTGCGCACCGCTCGCACGCACATGAGCACCACGGCATACGACATCACGTACCGTGCACTGGGGGTGGAGAAGGTCATCTTCATCGCCACGATGGATGGGCGCACGACGTTCCAATGCTCGTCGCTTGACCAGAACGTGTATGACGTAGACAGCAACTACCCACGCCCCGCACTTCATCGAGGGTGCCGGAGCACCATCAGCCCGTGGCTAGGCGGGGATATCAATGGCGTTCGCCCATACGTTAAAGCCTTCAAGCCGCTCCAGCAGATCAAGAAGAAGGATCGCCCCGCCAGCATGGTCGGCAACGTGAAGGCCGACACCAGCATGGTAGAATTCCTCAAAAGGCCGTCAAATTCCGCCTTTGCGCGGGAGTATTTCGGGGAAACTAGGTACAAGTTGTTCAAGTCTGGTAAAATCACGCTAAAGCAAATGATTAGAGCCGACGGGTCGCGGATGAGTATCGA